TGGACTACCGTTATAGAACCTTTTATCGTTTGGTTCACCGGCGTTGCAGTACAGCAAATCGGCATGGCGTTAGATATTGCTGTAAATTGCTTCTTCGCATTCCTCGACGGGGTAGGAAAGGTAATTGATGGCGTCCTGACTGCCTTAGGCGGTCTTATGGATTTTATTATCGGCGCGCTTACAGGGGACTGGGACAGGGCGTGGAATGGCATTAAGGCTATATTTGACGGCGTATGGAGAGCCATAACAGGTATCTTGGAGACAATGTTAAATGTAATGCAGGCAAGGCTTACCGGTATGCTCAACATGATAAAAAAGAACTGGGAAGCTGTCTGGAAAGCAGTATCTGATTTCTTTAAACGCATTTTTGACGGTATTAAGTCTGCGCTTAGCGAGAAGATGGAAGCTATTAAAAATGGTATCTCCACTGTCTTAAATACAATAAAGGAAAACTGGGAAAAGGTTTGGACGAATTTGAAAACTACCACAGTATCTATATTTGAAGGATTGTGGGGCGGTATCAAAGGCGTTATCAACTCTATCCTTGGCGGTGTGGAGTCCATGGCCAACGGAGTAATCAAGGCTATCAACAGCATGATTAATTCTTTGAACTCCATTAGCTTTGAACTTCCTGATTGGATTCCTGAAATAGGAGGAAACAGTTTCGGACTTAGTATTCCTACTGTTCCTACGGTGTCCATCCCAAAGCTTGCTAATGGTGGATTCGTAAAAGCAAACACTCCACAGCTTGCCATGATTGGAGATAACCGGCACTACGGAGAGGTAGTTGCTCCGGAAAACAAGCTGGAAGACTTACTTAACCGGGCGGTGTCTATGGCATCCAATCCTGGTATTTCCGAAGAACATTTTGAAAGAATGCTTGCATTCCTGTCCAGAATCTCTGAGCAGATTGAAGCTATGGATCTAACTGTCTATGTGGATGTTCGAGAGATAAAACAAAGGCTTACCGACTTGGAAGGCCGAAGCGGATACAGCTTAAGGGGGTAATATGGCAACTATAACAATCAACGGAAAAGAATTTCCCGCTCCGGACATTGGCGGCAATCTTGTGGTTGCTACCAATGTTTCAGCCGGAAAGAATGCCAAAGGCGAGTTCGTTGGCCAGAAGGTAGGGAGAGACCAATACAAATTTGATTCCCTTCAGTGGAAAAGCTTAGATGCAAAGACCTGGGCGGATATGCTGCAGGAGTTCGATAAATTTGTGGTGGTTGCTAAAATCCCTGATATGGTCCATAACCGTTTTCAGACTATTAGGATGTATCCGGGCAATAGAACAGCCACGCCGATAGCCTTCGATAAGACTGGCCTGCCTACCATGTATCGGGATTGCAAGGTAAACATTGTAGATTGTGGAATCAATTAACCGGGAGGGGCTATGCTTCAAGTAACAAGTGCATACAAAGAAGAAATGAAAAAGCCTCTCCGGGGGCATACCCTAATGCGGGTAAATATTGGAGTTATTAATCAAGAGGCGCAGGGCAGTGCTCGTGTGAGTTCTGAGACAGCTTATTTTAGCAATCTGGAAAAGCCTCTTAATAACTATGTTGTGGATGCCCTATATGCCACTACGGAAGAGAACTATAGTTCCGTAGACGGACGGATGTATTTTCTTCCCAGGGAGAAGTCAGACTGCGTTCTGAATCAGGGAATTGTATCAAAGGAAATAAAAGGAATTATAGATTTTATCTTCCCTGTTCCGGTAGATCTAAGAGGAGTCACTATAGACTTCGGAAAGACCTATCCGGAAGAATTTACAATCGTTACAGACCAAAGCTTGAAGGATGTAACAGGAAATAATAAAAGCAAGTATGTCTGTGATGAGGTGTTTAAAGGTACTACGACACTATCTATCATTCCTAATAAGATGATAAATGGTCGTGGTCGCTTACATATCCATGAAATCATCATGGGCATAGGTATCTACTTTAACGAACGGAACATCCTATCAGCCAGTAAAAAAGAGCATATCAGTCCTATTATGGAGGCGCTACCTACAATCGACTTTAGATTAAGCGTAAACAATAAAGATCGGGCTTACGATATAGAAAACGAAAAGAGCACAGTAAACTTCTTAGAACTTGGCCAGAAGGTGCAGGCCTTTATGGGACAGGAGATTGAGGACAGGATTGAATGGCTGCAAGCAGGAACTTTAAAGCTTAAAGAGTGGTCTGCTGACGATGACAAAATGAGCTTTACCGCTATAGACTTCCTATCGGGGCTTACCGGTAAGTATAGAAAGGGGAAGTTTTATCCTCAGGGAATAAGCATATATGACCTTTGCCTTGATGTTCTTACGGATGCCGGAGTGGATACGAGAGAATTTTACATAGACGAATATCTAAAGGCAGTAAAGATAAAGAATCCTATTCCTGTGGTATCTCATAGAGAAGCCCTACAACTTCTTTCCAATGCAGGAAGATGCCTTTTGTATCAGGACGAAAAAGGAAAGATTGTGATTCGCTCTTCCTTCGTTCCGAGGATGACCAGTACAGTAGCTAGGGAGCCTTATTTCTCTAACGGTATAAGGATTCTTGAGAATCTGCCTATTAAAGAATACTCCCTTACAAACGGGAATTACACGAAGGTAGACGGCACGACTTTGTTTCTTCCGAGAAGTGGCAAGGCAGATGTTGGGTACATTGATGACAATATGTTTTTATCTATTACCTCTGAGGCAGCGTTTGCTTGTTTCGGCATGCAACTGCAGTTTGGGCGCACTTATCCCAGCAAGATTGTTATAGATACATCGTTAAACGGAAAGACCGTAGAAGAATTAAGCTATACGGTAGATAGAGAAGACTTCATCATATCCCACGAGTTCGCGCCGTTCGACGAAATGACTATCTATGAGGACGCACCCTCAAAGACAGGAGGAAGGGCTGTTCTTAACAAGGTAAGCTTTGGAAATGTTACGGATTATGAACTTAGCTATGGCAAGGAACTAACCAAAACGCCTCTAGGAACTCAGCTTCAATCTGTAAAGACCTTGGAGCTTACAAGGACAGAATACCTTGACAGCACAGAGGGAGAAAGGGAGCTTGCTAAGGTAGAGTGTACTAAGCCGGGAGACTATCTTGCAGAGTTTAGCAACCCTTCCTATGGCTGCACAGTACAGGCCTCTTCAGGAACGGTATCCGTGCTTGAAGCGGGAGCTTACTTCCTCCGCTTCTCATACTCCGGATCAGGAGGAGAAGTAAAGGTCAACGGCAAGGAATACTTGGTAAAGACCTACACAATGGAAAAGGAGTTAAATCCTACCGGTAAGAGGGAGAAATGGAAGAATCCTTTGATATCGGACACTGCCCTTGCTACCGATGTTTTAGACTGGGTAGGGAACTACTTAAAAGCCGACAGAGAGTACAGCCTTACCTATAGAGGAGAGCCAAGGTTAATGGCGAATGACTTACTGTATCTTGAGAATAAATATGTAGATAAGCTAATGCTTCGGGTATACGACCACACTTTGAACTATAACGGAGCCTTATCCGGAAGTATAAAAGCAAGAAGGGAGGTTTCTTTTGTGGAAGACACCTAAGACAGACTGGAAGAGTACAGACTTCTTTAATGTAGAAGACTACAACCGAATAAAGGGAAACATCAACGAGATCCGGCAGAAGGCAGTAGTCCTTTGGTCGGATTTTCCTTTTACAGAAATGGGGGCAGATAAAAGCTTCACGGACTACGGATTCTATGCCGATGAGATAAATGCTTTTGAATCTAACCTTGACAGAATCTGCTCCGCTACTTTCCCTTTTCCTATCGGAGAGAGGCAGACATTCTACGATAACCAGCCATTTATCACTTGGGACGAACTGAACAGAATAGAAAACGCTTGCCTCCTTATCTATCAAAACTTTACAGGAAGAGAAGAAGGTATGCGGAGGCTATCTTTTAAATTAGGAACGAAAGGAGAGCTTGTATGAGCCTAAAAACAGACTACAAGGACGCCATGTATCAGAAGAGGAAGTTCCGCATGGAAAACAACAGCGACGGAACAGTATCTCTTACTGATGCAACATCCTACACGCAGGAGGGCACTCTCTTCGGGGCGAATGATGTAAATGCCATTACAAAGAGCGTGAATGCTCTGTACCAAGAAACAATCGTAACCATTCCGGCTAATGCCTGGAGTAATTCTGCACCATATAGCCAGAAAGTATCAGTACCGACAGTCAAGGCAACAGATTCCGTATCTATGGGGAAAGCGCACACTAAGACTTCAAGTCCTACCGATATAGAGACTTATGACGAGATGGCAGGACTAATCACAAGCGCAGAGGTTACAGACGGCTATGTTACCTTCTACTGTGCAGCAGAAAAGCCTAACAAGGAGTTTAAGGTTAAATTAAAGGGGGTGAGTAAGTAATGAGTGAAGTATTTATACCGCTTGGCGGTGCAGGAGGGAAGAACAGAGGAATGGCAGCAGTCCTAGGAGACAGCACACCTTTTTCAAATGCGGGAGCTGTAATGAGCCTTCCGCTTCCTGCGGGTAACTACAAGAAGTCCGTAAGTAACCCTAGAACTAGCTATGGAGACGGGAAAAATTCAGAAGTAACTATCTCCAAGGAGCTACTGAAAAAGATGGCTATAGAAGCCTTTGGAATAGCCAGTATCACAAATTTTAGTGCGTCCATGTATGCGCATAAGCAAGTCCGGCTTACATGGGCGAAACCTACTAGGGGCTTGTGGAGTGGAGTACATTTTATATTCAAGTACGGTAGTATGCCAGATGGAATTTATGATGGATTTACATTTTGGGATACGGCAGACGTTCACTATGAGACACGGCCATTACAAGAAGGGCTGTTATATATCCGTGCTTACAGCTATGTAGAAACGAATCAAGGACGGTGGTACGACTATGACGGCACTCCTGTATACACGACAATCCAAGTAACCGGTATTAGTGGAGCAGTATCCTTTGGAGCAGGAGCAGGAACTTGGACAGTACCGGAAGGAGTGCGAAGAATCCGCTATATTCTTGTTGGACATGGAGGGGCAGGAGGAACAGCATTACAAAAAACTTTTGGAGTGCGTTATTCCGGCCAATGTGGTGGTGGCGGAGGGGGGTATTTCGCTTCCGGCTACATGGATGTAAGCCCAGGACAAGCCTTGCCTTGGGTCGTTCCCACTGCACAAGGACAAGCCACAGTTTTAAATGGTGTAGTTGCAAATAGTGGCGAATCGCCACAGTTTATCACTATTAGCAACACTCAGTATAACTCTGTAGGTGGGCGAGGAGGTTCCGGCGGAGGCGGCGGCGCCACTTTCCCCGATAACTACGCCACTTATGGCGGAAACGGCGGTTCTAACGGTTCAGATGGAACTTATGGAGTTAGTCAATCGGACGCATTCAAATATGCCGTGGCTGGTGGTTCAGGGCAAGGAACATCTACGCAGGGGTTTAATGGTGTGCTGTATTCCGGCGGTGGTGGCGGCGCCCAGCATAATCGCTACCAAAACAAAGGTGGAATTGGTGGTGCTGGTGGTGGCGGAACTGCCTCTACGGGTGGCTCAGCTAATGGCGGAAATGGAACTGACGGCTTAGGCGGCGGAGGAGGAGGGGCTAGTGGAAGTAGCTCCAAATACGGAATTACAAGCTTTGGTGGTCAAGGCGGAACTGGCTGTATCTACATCGCATGGGGCAGTAGCATGAATGACGGAAGCTAGAAAGCTTAGAAAGCTTAGAAACCTTAGAAAGAACTTAATATCGTGCTTGAAAGGAATCTCTATATAGGGATTCCTTTTTAAATTTACCTAAAAGGAAGGAGAAGAAGCAATGAAGAGAGATTTTGCACTAATTCTGCCGAACGCAGACACGGCAGAGCATGAGGTAATGGCTATCACCATATTTGACAGCCCTACCGAGGCAGATATGGGGGCAAGAGCCATCTATGGGGCTACAGCATACGCCATGGAGTCCTCGATGTGGGATTTAAAAGAACCTTGCATCTACAAAGATGGGGCTTTTTTCAATCTCAAAATGAAGGAAATGCGAGACGAAAAGGGAGAGCTGCAGTTTGTCCGTGTAGGCGAGGAGAAAGCCGAGAGGATTCCATCACAAGCGGAGCAGATTGCAGAGCTTAAGCAACAGAATGAGGAGCTTAGGCAGACCGTAAACAGCCTTGTGCTTGATTCGTTAGGAGGTGAGTAGGATGTATGAAACACTTTTAGGGCTGGCAAAAGAAGGAAGGCTCAACAAGAAGATGCTTGACAGGGCTGTAGCTAAGGGATGGATTACCAAAGCACAGGAGGAGGAAATTCTTCGTACCGCGGCAGAAGAGAAGGGAGCAGAAAATGGATGATAGATTTTAACGCATTTTTTAGCTTAGTGGATTTTGGAGTTATCGTTCAGTCACTAGGGTGGCTTTTTCTTGGGGCAATCACCCTGATTGAAAAGTTTGCTCCGAAAGACAAAAAGCCTTGGACAGCCATCCTAACCTTCGTTGGGAAAATCCTTACTAGAGAATTTGCCGAGTCTCAGAAAGCCTTAATAGAGCGAGTGGAGGTATTGAGTGACAAAATTGAAGCCGTTGCCGAGTCTGTCGAGGAGACAAGAGCCATAGCCGCAAGGGTAAGAATTCTTCGCTTTGGAGACGAACTGCTAGAGGGTAGGCTTCACAGCAAAGACACTTTCGACCAAACATTATTGGACATTGATAATTACGAGAAATATTGTAAGAACCACGAAAATTTTAAAAACCATGTTACAGAGGAGACGGTCGCCCTCATTAAAGAGAAGTATAGAATACGCCTCCGCAAGAATGATTTTGTAAGGTAGTAATATTATTTTACTAATCTGATAACCCTTTTTACGATTCAGTAAAATATTTCTTGACATACGTCCAAATAACACGTATTATAGATTCCGTAAGGAGGATGACATGTCAAAGAATATACCTTACAGAGAAGTAGCTAAGACATTGAAAAAGAATGGTTGGGTTTTAGACCATACTACAGGTTCTCATGAAATCTATTACAAAGATGGGAGAATGTGTCCTGTCAAATGCGATAAGAAGGTAATGAAGAACGGAACATTGTCGAGTATCGAAAGGATAACGGGGCTGAAATTCTAGCCCCGGCTACTTATAAAAGGAGGCTGCGTATGCAGAGAATTTTTTACCCTTGTGAGATCTCACAAGATGAAGAGGGTTATCAGGTGCAGTTTACCGACTTTCCGGAAGGGTTTACTGATGGAGATAGTCTGGAAGAAGCAATTACAAATGCAAGAGATTTACTAGGGGCGTTACTGTTTTCCTATTTAAAGCATGGGAAAGACTTGCCTAGCGCCACGGTTCCGGAGGATTCTTCGAAGAATGTTTATTTCATTGAAGCTTGGCCGGACTTAATTAGGGATAAGGTTAGTAATCAAGCCGTGAAGAAGACACTAACCATTCCGAAGTGGCTAAATGACATAGCAGAAGAGCGGAATGTAAATTTCTCCGCTGTGCTGCAGAGAGGCATAAAAGAATATTGTGGCTTATAGGAGTCGCTCCTAAAGGTATCAAGATAGCGTAGGGTTTGTCCCCGCGCTATTTTTATTTTTACAAATAAGAAAGAGAGGAAAGAAAAATGGATTTAACACTTTTTCAGCAGTTTGAAGTTGCTCCCGTTATGGAGATTGCTATTGCAATCTGTATTGCTGTGCAAGTCCTTAAATGGAGAGGAGTCATCAAGGACTCCGATAAGGACTATATCCCATACATTTGCGGATTCATCGGTATGGTTTTAGGACCAATCGCCATGTTTGCGATGCCAGGCTTTCCGGCGAAAGATATTATCAGAGCTGTCGCCATAGGAGGAGTTTCCGGCATTGCATCCATTGGAGTATATGAGGTTTTTAAGGCAATTTTAAAGAGTTTTGGTTACACAGCTTAGTCACATAGGGTGGCTAAGCTTTTTTTTATCAAAGAAAGAGAGGATTAAATTATGAGCAAAAATGGACCTATGCAAAGATATGAAGGAATCGACAGAGATGCGTCTGTGCAGATTGTTCCCGGTAGCAACACCGTGGACAATTCTCCAAGACCAAAAGGAGTAAAGAGAGGTCAGGGAGAGGATGATGCAGCTCACGGACCAGGAGTGACACCTAATTCTGATAAGTACACCGGTCCAGGTGTAGGGCTTAAGAAGTAAAGGCTTTTGGGGAGACTTAGTTCTCCCCTTTTTTCGTTACAAAAGTATTACCTCCACTAAAAAAATGCTTTTTGTTCTTAGTTTATTCACATTTGTATGCTATCTCTGAAATTGAAAAGAGAGGTGAGACTATGAAACAAAAAATCAGTACTGCATTTTTGCGAGGGTTTATTAAATCTATTGACATAGGTGCGACTACCAAGAAAGAAGACGAATTAAATAATTATAAATTTGTTGATTGTGAGGCGTTAAGTGATGACTGGAAAGAAACAGGCCAAGAAATTAGAAGACAAATCCAAAGCTACGCAAGATGAAGAGGTAATTGAGCTAAAGAGCGAAGAATTAAAGTCTGTTGTAGCTGAAATAATGGTGCAACAGCATTTTAGCGGTCCAATTCCTCCGCCAGAGATACTATCTGGGTACGAACAAATTCATCCGGGATTCGCTGATAGAATAATCTCTATGGCTGAGAAGCAGTCGGCTCACAGACAGGGGCTGGAGAAAATCAGGGTAGAATCGGAAATAAAAGACAGCCGTCTCGGCGTGATTTTCGCCTTTTTAATGGGAATATCCTGCCTCATAGCAGCTATTTTGATATCAGTCTTTTCGAAGGATAATGCCGGGGTGTTTATCGGCGGGGTAGTTGGAGTTACCGGAATAGGATCTATTGTTGGTACTTTTATATATGGAACGAGAGTAAATAAGTAATTAATAATTTTGTGCAAGAGTTCACGGATAGTGGGCTCTTTTTTTATTGGAGAGTTGAGAAAAGTTGAGAAGCGTTGAGAAACTTTTTGAAAAACTTTTCTCATAGTAGAACGGAGGAAATATCATGAATGCATATCAGAGAGGACAGAAAGCGTTGTGCGGCGATTATTTTAAATATACACCTACAGGAGCGAGCCAATTTAAGCGTGCCGGACGATGGTATAAAGAAGCTAAAGCCGGGGATATTGTCTTTTTCTATAGCCCGGCAATGGGAAGAATTGCCCATGTTGGAATTGTGGAGAGCGTGGAAGGAAACAAGATCACCACCATTGAGGGCAACACCTCCGGCACTCAGGGGGATAGAAACGGCGGAGAGTGTAGAAGAAAGACCCTTAACAATTTCTCTGTAGGCGGTAAGAACTGGATAAATGGCTTTGCAAGGCCTGTCTATGGGGACGACACTTGCACTGCACAGGATCTTTTAGATGTTGCCCGGGGAGAAATTGGCTATGAGGAAAAGGCTTCCCCTCATGGGCTGGAGGATAAACACGCAAACAGGGGAAACAAGAACTACACTAAGTACGGCCAATGGTACAACAACGGAAAGGCTTTATCAGAGTACTGGTGTGCAGAGTTCGTAAGCTGGTGTTTTTATAAAGCGTGTGCCTCAGTTGATGTACCTACTGGTTGGACGTATCGACTGAATAACTGGTATTATTTTAAGGACGGGGTCCCAGTTAGTGGTAAGTTTGAGCACATCAACGGTCGCTGGTATGTGTTCGATAACAGCGGATTTATGATCAAGGGCTGGTTTAAATCTGAGGAAGGATGGTACTACTTAGGTGAGGACGGAGGAATGCTTTCTTCTCAGTGGCTCCAGGATAAAGGCAAGTGGTACTACTTGACCAAGTCCGGCTTAATGGCGACTAATGCGAAGGTCAGAAAAGCAAAAGGTGACGGCTATGACTTTGTAGGCGCAGATGGTGCCTATGATTCCTTTAAATCCCTGTTTACCGGTAGAATGGAAGGCGTTGAGATTGTAGAATAACGGAGTATGGTGCTTGAATAAAGACCGTGTAATCTATAAAAACCGCCCACGAAACCGCCCACGATTTCAAAAAAGTGACGATTTTACTGGAAAGTTGGCTATTTTATCAGGGGTTCGAATCCCTCATCCCCTGCTACTAAGAAACCCTAGGAATTAAGCCTAAAGTGGCTTGAAACCTAGGGTTTTTGCTTACTTTTCGGTAATGTACTTTTACCGAAAAAGAATGATTTTTACATGTTTTACAGCTCATGTATCCCACGAAACCGCCCACAATTGGTGTTGATTCAGTAGCGAGTTTCTCTAATTGAGCAAGTTAAAAGAAAGGATGTGGCAAAATACCACAGCCTTTGAAAGTTCTATACTAAGCCTGTAATCTCTCCAGTAGAGCCTCTTGCAGTACCTGGGAGAAGTTTATGCCTTGTGCTAAGGCCTTTTCATTCATCCACTCAGGTATAGTGAGGTTTTTCCGGACAGACTTATTGAGGTATAGCTTTGCATATTCATCAGCATCAACACTGATAAGATTTACAAAATAATCTGACGGTTTACCTGCTCCCAATTCTTCTGCATAGGCAACAGGATCTACTGTATCAACCGGAGAGGAGACAGGGAAAGCTTCACCGTCCCGTTTCAAACCTATGAGCTGAACAGCCAGGCACTCAACAGCCATGTTCATGGCGTCGTTTAAATCGTTTCCACAAGTGGCGGCATTAAAATCAGGGAAGCAAACAGAATACCTTCCGTCGTCCTCTTTGTAAAATATTGCCGGATATATACTTAACATGCTTAGCTCCTTTCTATTCCTGCTTGTTTGTAAATCGAACATTCGGTAAACTTAGTAAGCTCTTTAGTGTGGAAAGGGATTGTTACTTTGCCTTTTTTAATCGGGTGCTTGTACTGCCTGTGTGAGCCTTCTTGACTTACAAGGTACCAGCCATCTTTTAATATGATTCTTTCCATTTCCTTGGCCTTCTTCGGCATATTGCTTTCCCCTTTCTGTTTCTTTAGATATATTTTATAGTACAATACGCACTGTGTCAATGCGCATAAACTTAGGGATGGATACCCCCCTAGTTTCATCACCGATTAGGTGATTACTTCTGGGGACGTTGTTATATTTATTCCGGGGAAAAGTAGCTGATAAATAGCTTTTCCAATAAAGCTAAATCAAGATGCAGATTATTTCATGCCATGTAGTAGATTTTATTCGTAACTATATCCGCGGATTTTGAAAAGTTAAAGTTTTTGGACAATATTGACGGTCTTATTCAGGATGTATATAATAAGGCCAAAGAACAGTTTGCTGGATTACCGGATGGTTCAATAGAGTAGAAAGCCTCAATGTGGGTCATTGAGGCTTTGGAGAGATCAGAACACCTAATATTCACAAGGAGATAATTGTATGGATAAAAAAGCAACCTTTGAGGATGTTATAAATGGGCCTTATTTTATTGACGACAGTAAGATGCCTAGTGCTGAGGAGTCTAAAAATTTAGTGTTCCCTAAAGAACTTGAAAAAGAGTTGGATGCAAGACTTAGAGAGATAAGTAGAGAATTCGGTCTTTCTTAAACGCCTAGAGAATATCTGTTTGAGGTGGTAACATGACGAAAAAAGAGTATAAAGAACTTCTTGCCGACAAGTATAAAGCATGGGAAGAAGAAAAAATCGTTGGTATCCCATTAACAAAGGAAGAAGTTGAAGAGCTCAAAAAGAAAGGCATCATAAAAGAAAACTAATCTACCACCGATCGTCGGTGGTATTTTGTTGCCTAAAAAGGAGTGATTATGGATCAG